ACGAGACAGTTGACAGGTACATGGACTTTATGTCTAATCACTTGGAGTCTAAGCATGGCTACAAGATACCTGTTGAGACTGACTCAGAGCTTCGTGAAGCGATTAAAAACATGGAGATAGTCCCCTCCATGCGTAGCATTATGACCGCAGGGAAAGCCCTTGAGAGGGACAACACAGCAGGTTACAACTGTAGCTATCTACCTGTTGATGATCCTAAAGCCTTTGATGAGGCGATGTATATTTTACTGTGTGGCACAGGTGTAGGCTTCAGCGTTGAGAACAAGTACATCAGCAAGCTACCTGAAGTACCTGAGAAGATGTTTGATAGTGCTACTACTATCGTGGTGTCTGACAGTAAAGAGGGTTGGGCTAAAGCACTACGTCAACTGATAGCTCTGTTGTACTCAGGTGAGATAGCTAAGTGGGATCTCAGTAAGATCAGACCAGCAGGTGCTAGACTTAAGACGTTTGGTGGTAGAGCTAGTGGACCAGCACCATTGAATGAACTGTTCGAGTTTGTTGTACGTAAGTTCAAGTGTGCAGCAGGTCGTAAGCTGAGTACACTAGAGTGTCACGATCTAATGTGTAAAGTAGCTGAGGTTGTAGTTGTAGGTGGTGTACGTAGGTCAGCTATGATTAGCTTGTCTGATCTTGATGATGACAAGATGCGTCATGCTAAGACAGGTCAGTGGTGGACAGAGAATCCACATCGTGCGTTGGCTAACAACTCTGCTGTGTACAATGAGAAGCCTGACGTTGGTCAGTTCTTAAACGAGTGGACTAGCTTGTATCACAGTCATAGTGGTGAGCGTGGTATTTTTAATCGTGAAGCAGCAGTTAAACAAGCAGCTAAGAATGGAAGACGTAATGCTGATCAGGAGTTTGGCACTAATCCTTGTAGTGAAATTATACTCAGACCTTACCAATTCTGTAATCTTTCAGAGGTTGTTGTTCGAGAGGGAGACAGCATCTACGATCTTGAACGAAAGGTAAGACTAGCTGCTATACTAGGTACGTATCAATCTACGATGACACACTTTCCGTACTTGCGTAAGATATGGCAACGCAATACTGAGGAAGAGAGGTTGTTAGGTGTATCGTTGACTGGTATTCTTGATAACAAAATGTTAGGAGATAACATTGAGCAGACCAAGACTTTTCTCCAGAGACTCAAGATGGTTGCTGTTGATGAGAACCTACAGCTTTCCTCTGACCTTAATATCCCTTGTGCTGCTGCCGTCACTTGTGTTAAGCCTAGTGGCACTGTCAGTCAACTTGTTGATAGTGCTAGTGGTATTCATCCTAGACATTCTAAGTATTATATCAGACGTGTTCGGGGTGACAAGAAAGATCCACTTACTACGTTCATGGTTGAGCAGGGTATTCCTTGGGAGGACTGCGTGATGAGACCAGAGTCTACTACGGTGTTTAGTTTCCCTAAGCAAGCACCAGACTCTGCTACATTACGTGATGATCTTACAGCTATTGAACACCTAGACTTGTGGATGATGTACCAGAAACATTGGTGCGAACACAAACCATCAGTCACCATTTCTGTCAAGGAAGATGAGTGGGTTGAGGTTGGTGCGTGGTGTTGGAAGAACTTTGACGATATCAGTGGTGTGTCTTTCCTACCGCATGACGGAGGCACATACAAACAAGCACCCTACGAAGAGTGTACCGAGGAGCAGTACCTTGATCTCTTACGTAAGATGCCTAGTAATATCTATTGGGATGAACTGATAGAGGAAGATGATAACGTCGAGGGAGCACAACAGCTAGCATGTGTAGCTGGAGTATGTGAAATCTAATCCTTCCTGTTATTAAAGAGGTCAAACAAGGCTCGTACTTTTTCTTCAAGTACGGATAGCCTTGCGCTGACCTCTGCCTTCCAAGTAATACCTAAGAAGATTACGATCACAAGACCTGAGAGTATCTCCCAGTATGTCGTGATAAAGTTTTCCATTTAGTATTTAGATAAGTCAATACCTGTCTTGTTTTTAATTGCGCTGAACACTTGACTAGGGGTGGTTAAATCATTAAGGTTAGTTCCTCTAGCAGAAAACTGATTAGGTTTATCCAAGAATCTACCAACAAGACCGTTAGCATTGTCTTGCCATGTTTCACTTCCTGCTATACTTCTAATCAAATCAGCAGTAAAATACTTTTCTGTTTCACTTCCTATATCTACCTTAGGATTACGTGCAGTAAAGTTACGTAAAGCAATTAGTGTATCATTACCAAAGTAACCATCTTGCTTAGCACCTACTACTTTTTGCAAAGACCTCGTAGCTCTTCTTGGATTGTTTACGTACATACCAAAATATTTCTCTTGGTTCCTATCTCCAGGTACGTAAGCTACGCCTGATTTGTCATAGTAGTTTTGTTTAAATACTTCTTTAGCTTGGTCTTTAGTTAAGTTAACCATTTCCTCAGGACTGTTAATACCTAAAGCATTTAAAGCCCTAGTGTTTTTACTATAAACCACACCGTAGTTTACTGGTCCCGCTCCTTCATCGTCTGCTTTATAGCCACCCTCTTTTGCTATTGCGTAAGAAGTTACCCTATCAAAATCAGGATCAACAACTTGTGCTCTACTAGACATCATCATTGTTTCAGGAGGACCGTCAGCAAAGTCTCCATATTTGTATTCTTGTAGTTGATCTGGAGATAAGGGTATACCAACACCTGCGCTTTTAACCCTCATAGTAAGATTTGGAAGGTTATCTAACAAATCTATAACATCAGAAGCTGCAGCTTTAGATACAAAGAAATCAGAGATAGGAGTATCTTCTTGTGTTTGCTTTTCTAATGGTCTACGTAACTCTCTATTGTACTGAGGTTGATCAAACAATCCTTCTCTTAGTGATCGCTCAAGCTGATAGTCAGGTGTTTCCATCCTTGTACCCTGCCAATCTTGAGGAGATTGTCTTGATCTTTTGTACATAGATGAGACACCTTCAGGATAAAACTGATCACCTTCATATCCTTGTCTCATCATTGTTCTTGTATCTGGATTATAACCATACGTACCTGAGCCATACAAAGATGAGTTAGCAGGCTTAGCTAAACTACCTGTTGTACTATCATAGTCCCTATCATAAGCGTACATAGGTGAGGTATATTTTTTATTAGGCATTGCTGTTTCCTTATCGTTTGTACGGCATCCACTGTCCGTTAACATCAATGAATTCTTCTCGTTGCATCGGACCTCCGAGGCTATCGTAGTCTTGAATAGGACCGCCAAGATCATAATACTCAGGTCTAGCAAACGGATTGTATTCATCATAGATGTCTGGTCTCCTGCTCATTGCAGATTCTAGTTCTGCTTGAGACTGAGCAGCATAGTAGTCAGGGGTAGAATAAAAAGATGTGCCTTTATTATTACGGATGACCTCGTTAATTTTATCTAGCTCTGCGTTAGCTGCACCTGCTTTATCCTCTAAGAAAGCTAAAGCATTAGCTGCTCTACGTGCGTCCTCCTGTTCTTTTAGTTGACGCATTAGCTGGTTCTCCATCTCAATAACTAAGCTAGAACCTTCTTGCATACGCTTTTGTTTAAGCTTCTCTTCGTACATTTCTTTTTGTCTTTGTGCTTCTGCAGCGTCTCTCTGCATCCTTTGTTTTATTGGACCAGTAATACTATCCCATATAGCAGTAGACTCGCTTGCATCTCTTAACCAGTTAGCAGCAGAGTTCCATATATCATAAGACTGATTAGCTTCATTAGCCCAGTCATACGCATCTCTAAATGGTTGTGCCACTGAATCAAGAAACTCTTCCCTGCCTTCAGCATTTGCTCGTAACTGTGCTTCTATCTGTCTGTCACCGTCAGTCATCCCTCGCTCATCCATTACATACTGAGCTTCTAGTCTTGGGTTAATCTCTGCTCTGTCTGTATTAAAAATAGGATTAGGAGGTGCTGTGTCTGGGCTAGTAAACAAACCCATAGGTGCTAGTGCTTGTACACCAGCTATATCTGGATTATAACTCTGAGGTTCGTATGGTTCAGGCATATCCATAGGAGCAATATCAGATGGAGTAACCTGTGCTCTAGCTCTCATCTGTCGTGATTGCATGATCTCATCGTAAGTAGGCTGCCGTCTCTCGAACTGTGCTCTCAATACAGGATCAGCTTCCCTTGCCTGTTGCTCTGGGCTTTTAACACCTATGCCTAAAGCTCTAAGTTTTTCTGCTATAGTAGCCATTATCTTTCACTCCGTTTCTTAATTTCTTTTTTCATAGCTTTATCATAATCGGCTTCGATGCCACCACCCAACCAATAGTAGTACACCTGACCCACTATCGGTAATTCTTTTACAATCTTAGGATCAATCTCTCCCGACTCTGCTGCCTCAAGAAGAGGTTGTGCAATGTTAGTCAATGAACTAAGACCAGGAGCAAAGAAACTAGCTCCACCTAGAGCAGCATCAAACTGACCTTCTGCTGCTTTGCTTACCATGTACTCTGACGAACCAAACAATCTTAATATATTGTCAGCATGTTCTAATGCAAAATCTGAAAATGATTCTGGATCATCAGGCATGTCTTGACCTTGATACCTAATGTAATCTTTTAAATTATCTACACCTACACCTGTAGTTGGTACGGTAACTAACCATGACAGTCCATTACGTATTGCTTCTTTCTTATTACCTTTCTGCCACTCACCTCTTGTTCTTCGTAAAACATTAGACATTTGTTTTAACGCAAATGTTTTAAGTGCGTATGCAATTCTACCATTAGGTGCTTGCAAATACTTTAACGGCATCTCTGATAATGAGATAGGTTGTATACGTGATAACTCATTCCACAACAACAGCTTTACGTTCTCTGATATGTTACCGTTCTGTAAGTCAGTAACCATGTCAGTAAACTCGTCACCAAATTCTTTACCATGCTTACGTCTTAACTGCTGTATACCTTTAGGGTTTGCTGCTAACTTCTGCAGTCTGTTTAAGTTTGCTCTAAGAAATACATTCTTACCAAACTTATCCATTGATCTAAAACCTGATGCTGTAAAGGCTTTGTGTAATGTTTTAGCTAATACTTTATCATTAATAAACTCTTCAGCTAATACATTATCAAGTCCAAACTTTTGCATACTAACTTTACTTGCGTTCTTACCAAAGAGAGCAGATATAGTATTACCTAACCCGTTTACCCATACTGAGTTAGATAAATCTTGTAGCTGAGTTAAAGCAGAAAAAGGATTAGTTAATTTAGTTAGGTATGTAAACGCTCTAAAGCTTTGAATAAGACCACTTGATGACTGCTCGCCTGTAGTAAACCTAGCTTCAAGCATAGCTTGTAAATCATCTTGTGCAGTTTTACTTAGCTCTGGTAGTTCTTTAGCTATCAAGTTAGCAACAGATTCTTTTACATTCAGTACTTCTTGATTAGCTGATGCTGTGCCTTTACCAAAGAATCTTCTTTTAGCTGCGTTGTTAGAAGCATAACGTATGTAATCTAACAATCCACGTACAGGGTCATCATAAAACTCTAGCTGTTCATCGCTAAGTCTTTTAATAATACGTTTCTGAGCAGCACCTAGTCCTAAATTAACTAATGACTTTGATCCTCGTGCTACTTCGTTTAATACTTTTTCTTTTTCTACTTCTGATAATACCTTAACACCTAACTGTTTTGCTCTTCTGCTTAGTGCTTCAGCAAAGATGCCTTGTTGTTCTTTATCAAATGTAGCAAGCAATTCGTCGTACTTGCGAACGTTTCTTGGAAAGTAATTAGGTAGTTTAGTTAAGTCAGTGTAACCTGCACTTACTAAATCTTCGTGTATTTCATCAAGTAGTTTAGTAACTTCGTTAAAACTTTCTACACCACCATCTACTTTACTAAGAACTTTAGATACATCATCAAAGTCACCATTCAAAAGATACTTCTTAACTAGCTTTCTATCTTTTCTGTTTAACTTTTTCAATGCACGTAAGAATGGAGCAGCACGTTCACCTCTTTCGTTTGCTACTATATGCGCTGTCATGTCTACATTTCGCAACCTACTAGCAATAGCAGGAGAAATCTCTTCAATTCTGTCTGCTATAGGTTTCCAGAAATCAGTTAACCATCCTTTATTAACTCTGTTAACAGTATCTAAACCATTCCTACCAATCTCTTTAGCTAACTTAACCTCAGATATAGTAGGTATGAATGGTCTAACATCTGATACAATAAATGCTTCAGCTACTTGTTCACCGTTTAGACCACTGTGATCTTGTATGTATTTAGGTATGTCAGCATCTGCCACACCTTTCTCTCTAGCTCTGTATGCTAAGTCGTTAATAAAGTCTGCTCTTTCTTCAGCAGCTTTGATGTCTGTTAACTTAGCATTAGCTTTCTTAGCTCTAAGATTCTTATATACATCTTTAATTTTTCTACCACCATAGATAGCACCTGTACCTAATGCTCCTGATATAGCTGCCATCTCTCCTGTTTGTTGCCAGTCTACTTCACCCTTCTTCATGAACTGATCTAGTGCATCATACTCAGCACCTAGCAATGCTGACGTAGTAGCAACAGCTTTGTATCCATGACCAATAGGTATTAATGTAGTAGGAGACATTAACGAACCTACAAACTTACCAACTCCTGCAGTTAAAGAATCTTGTTCGTTAGCAGCTATAACATCTGCATACTCAGTCTCAATCATCTTTTGTCTACGATCATACAAAAACTTTCTACGCTGCTCAGGATTCATTCTCATGAACTCTTCACCGTATGTTTCTGTAGGATTAAAGAACGTACCTAATGGCATATAGCTCTCTAAGATATCACCTAGATTACCTAAGTCTGTACGAGCAGAAGCAAACCCATACCCTAACTGTCTTAGTGTAGATGGTTCTTCTTTAGTAGCTGGCTTACTAACTTGTTGAGACCTATATAACTGCTCAGCTTGCTGCAATACTTCCTGCTCACTAGCGTTATCTGGTCCTTCTAACTCTATAGTATGCCCATCATCTGTTTCAATAGTATATATAGCCATTAGTTTTTCGTTATGCTTTTAATTTTGAATTTACCTGACTTATCTTCAATAGGTTTAAAAGGTACTTCAGTCATTAACTCTGGTCTAAATACCCAATCAGTTGCAGTAAACGGAGTGTATTTAGTAATCCAAGTATCCTCTGTTTTAGCTATAATACCTTGTTCTGTAGAACGTTTCCATGCTTCTTTTAATGCTACTTCTTTTGGTTTATTAACAAAGTCAGGTTCTTTTTGTATAGCTAAAGCATACTGATCTAGGAATTTAGCTACTCTATCTTTTTCTTGTTCGCTAAAATCTGTATCATCTAAATAAAGATTCTCAATAGATATTACTTCTGATACTGCTGGTGTTGATGCAGATGTAATATCTTTTACAGATATTAAATCTTCAACAGGTACTCGTGCTCCAGTCTTAGCATTATAATACTTACCGTTCTGCATATAAACAGAATCACCTGTAGACTTTACTTTAAAGTTAGGTTCCATTACTTGTTCGCTAATATCTTGTTGATACTTAGCCATGCTTAGTTCATAAGCTCTGTTTTCTGCAGCAATAGTACGTGCTCTATCTGCAAAGTATAACGCTTCTTTAGGATACCCTGCGTCACCAAATTGAGCAGCAAGAGTAGTTAGTTTAGCTGGATCATTTAAATCATTTGCATTTGTATCAGCTAAAAGTCTACGTATTTCTACAGCTTTAGTCATAGCTGGATCTAGCATTGGTTTACCAAACAAACCACCAAGCCCACTAACAATATTATAACCAGCTTGATAAAACTGTTGTGCTAAAGGACTAGCTTGCATAGCTAATCCTTGTTGTAGCTGTTGTTGTCTTAGAGCTTTATCTTCTTGCTGTTTAGCGTAGACAATCTCTTCTGCTGAAGGACCAAATAAAGATGCGATTGAACTAGCCATTCTTATTCCTTAATTATTATTGAGAAGTTACCCAAAATATGGAGGAGGTTGTGTCTGAGTTGGGTATGCTCTATCCAACCAGTCTTGATATTGCTGACCTTGGTAATACTGCTGACCTAAACTAGCAATACCTGCTCCCATTCCTGCCAACTGTGCAGCTTTAGCAGTAGCAGAAGCAGTCTGTAACTGACCTGCAGCTTGCTGACCAGCCATCATCATCTGACCAGCCCTAGCTCCAGCAGTAGATGTTTGTGCACCTAACGCTGAACCGATGTCCATACCGCCTCTAGCTGCTTCTTCAAGAGCTTGTTGTGTCTGGAACTGACTCTGGAATGGAGCAAGAGCAGCTTGTTGTGTTTGATATCCAGTACCTAGCAAACCAGCACCTGTGCCAAATAAACCTGCACCAAAACCTAATTGCTGTTGTGCAGCTTGTTCTGCTTGTGCTGCTAATTGTAAATCTCTACGTCTGCGTGACTCTGATAGAGCTTGTAATTCTGGTTGTCCACCAGCACCTACGCTAAGTCCACCACGACCACGACCAAAGACACCAGCAGCTAGCCTTTGTTCTTCTTCGATGTCATAAGGACGTAAAACATCCATCTGTTGCTGAATATAACGTTGACGAGCTTCTTCAGGAGTTTCAGCAAGATACTGCCTACCTAAACCAAATAAACCTGTAGCAGCTTGTTCAAACTGTGGTTGAAAAGCAGCAGCTCTTTCAGCTTGTCCAAGACTAGTACCATAAATTCGAGATAGTTGATCTTGTAAAGCAGCTAGTTCTGGAGCAGCTTCGTAAGTATAACCACTTAGACGACCGCCAGTAAACTGAGGAGTAGCTGTACCAAACCTAGTCGTAACAGTTATTGGTCTAAAACGAGCTTCTTCAGCATTAAGTCTAGCAGCTTCAGCAGTAGCAGCAGCTTGTGCGTTTAGTGCTGCTGCTTGTTTACTTGCTGCTCTGTTTTGCATTACACCGCCAACTACTGCTCCTGCTACGGCTGCTTCAATACCCATAATTATCTCCAAACAAACACATCATATTGTGTGCCGTTTTTTCCTTTAAATGTATTTAAGTAATTAAAATTAAACAACTTTAAAAATTTTTTATGTTTTTTGTCTGATTGTTCATGTAAAGCAAACAACTCTTTTTTATTTAACTTGTTAAATGCTTTTGTTAAATCTTTTTTTACTGTCTTAGTCCATTTAGAAGTAACATCACAATGTATAAAAATATTATCTTGGTAGTTTTCTAAATAAATTATAAAATCTTTAGTAGTTACAACAGGTACTTTCATTAAGCAGTACGCTTCCACATAAAAACAGTAATGTATGGCTGCAAGTTTGCATTAGTGCCTGATGAACCTGTTGAATTAATGCTAATTCCTGTAGTTGCAGTAGATGTAGTTGTGCTTGATCCTGCAAATATTAAACCACCTGGAGAATAACCAGAAGCAATTTGCACTCCTCCATTGTAAGAATGAGAGTGACCACTATCTGTAACTGTATGTGTGTGACTAACAACAATTGCATCAGCACTACCGCCAGTTTTTTCACCAGCATTAAAATTAGAATCAGAAGCGTTATAACCTACTGGTACTTTACCTGCACCAAAAGCAACCCATGTTCCAAAACCAAACAAAGTGTTAGGATTAGTAGACGCTACACTCATGTAAATAGAACCAATAGGATATACAGTTTGTAGTGTATTATCTGTTGCTGTCTTAACAAAAGCAGTAGTAGCAACTTGTGTGCTATTAGTACCTGATGCTGCTGTAGGAGCAGTCGGGACACCTGTCAACGCTGCGTCATTACTATCTACTTTTGATGAAATTGCACTAGCTATAGCTACATATTCAGCATCTATTTCAGACCCTTTTACAATTTTACCTGGATCACCTGTTGTTAAAGTGTCTTTAGCTGTAAAATTAGTAGCTTTAATATAATTAGACATTTTTTATTTCCTTAAATTGTCTTTCCTGTTTTTACATATACATCTATTTTCTGTATCGATAATTGATTTTGATTTATAGTAGCTTCAAAACCTAATTGTAAAACTGAACCTGATCCAGCTAAATTAGCTGTAACTTCTTCTAAAGCAAAACCAGAAGAATATTCACTAAGTCCGTCAGCACTCTTTAAGTACACTGTTGCATTTGATGATTCACCAGCATCAGTATCTGGAACATAATAAAAACCATCGCCACTATCTAACTTAACAGCATGAGGTAAATCGTATCCGTTAATAGCATCATAAACAGATTTAAAAGCTACTTGATAATGCGTACCGTCTGTGTCTGTAATTGTATTAGTAGTTGGAGTGCTGTCACTAAATGATTGACTTCCTACAACCGTTACATTATTTACACCAAATTTATTAATGTTGTATTCTGAAATAGAATTTGCATTTAAAGTTTTACGAATGTCTCTATAAGAAGAAGAATAATTAAAACCATACTTTATAAAAACATTTTGACCAGCACCACCGACTACAGTAAAGTTGCTTTTCTTTAAAAACTTTAACGATGTTGGGCTACCTAAATCAAAATAATTTGTGTAATACTTCAATGTATAAGTAGAAGTATCATCAAGATAACCAAAATATTTTCCAACGTAACCTGCTTTTCCTATAAGTAAATCACCTGCATAAGTTGTGTGTAAAGCTGTTGGATCAATGCTGTCCCATATTGTTACACGACAAGCTCCATTTTGTAATCTACCTCTTAAATCAAAACAAAATACATACTTAGAAGTAGGAATACTTAAAATATAAAAAGCATCTTTAGGATAGTAAGCAGCTTTAATTTTGTCTTTATCTGTTTCTGAATCAACAAACGAAACTAAATCGTCTCTAATGTTAAAAGATATATCATTAATAGGCGCTGACTTTTCCTGAATGACACGAGCAATACTTCTTACTCCAGTGTCCGACAAAAACATTACATCAGTACCTGTGCTTACAATACTATCTCTTGCAACACATCCTACGTTAGCAATCAAGTCAACTAACTCTAATCGTGTTACATCAATAGGGTTAGCGTAAACTGCAATGTTTCTTTTACCAAAGATAATTAAGAAACCGTTGTGTGCTGCTAGTCCTACTACTTCGTCACCGTTAGGAAAAACATCTACCAAAGATAAGTAACCTGAATCACCAGTAGACAAGTTTGATCCATCCAGTAGTGCGCTAAAGTACACTGTCTGTTCATCATTAACAATATCTGCCCACCAAGTTCTACCATACGCTCCAAGTACAAAATTAGGTTTAAAGTCACTAGCGGATGCGTAAGTGCTAGGTACTGTTCCAACATCACTTAGTAACTGAAAACCATAGCTACCTGTATGAGCATGACCACTACCTACTTCGTGATAAACCAAAGGTAAATGACCTGCTTGACATACATAAGCATGAGGACTAATATCTGGACCTTCACCGTACACAATACTAGATGCTGACCAATCGTTAGCTGTTATTGTGTAAGCAGTTGTACCAGTTCCTGCTGCATCAACAACTGTTGTGTTTACTTCTGTTGTTATAGTTGCACTAGCAAAACTAAATAATTTATTGTTACCACCTAAAAGAACTGTTCCTGTCTCTGGTAACTCAAATAAAAACTCAATATCGTTAGTACCTAAATCAGCATTAGTAGAAGCATTTTGTTTAGTCCAGCCTTTTCTAGCACCTATACGACCAAACTTATCAATAACACAATTATACGCTTCTAAAGCATAGCCTGATGAAAGATCAACACTACTATCTTGAGTATTAATACCAAGAAATCCTGGTGCTGATATTGTAGCTGTTTGTAACGCTTTAGCCATTAGACTTGATGCCAGACATATTCATCACGATACCTGCCATTTTCAATAGATATGTGATCTGCTAACGAAATATCTGCTAATGCAGTAGCTTCTTGTGCTGACAATCCACCGTCTTCACCACGCTCTGCTACAGCCATAGCATAGGCATATTTAATTACTGGTTCTGATGGTACTTTAAGACTATCACCAGAAGCAGATAAAGGTTCTTGTGGTTTGTATATGTTAAAGAAGATATTATAAACACCGTCAGGAATAGGAAAAATATCTACTTGAGTGTCATTATTAGAATCAACACCATTAAAGTTATAATAGTATGGTGATCCTTTTTGTGGTGACTGATTTAAGAATAAATTGTTCATTTGACTGAACGGCATATACTCTAAAAATACATCGTCTTCGCTGTTAATTACATCGATGACTTTAAATCTTTGACCTGAACCTGTCATGACATAGTTAAACAGATCATTAGCTGTAGTTACAGTAAGTGTTTCAGACAATGCGTTCCACTGATAACTATCTTCTACAAATCTTTTAGCATCGTTGACAAACTTACCAATCAACTTAGAGTATGGCGTATCAGTAACAGCAGTTACTTCATCCTCTCTAAGTCTAACTAATACGTCATTAACAAGTTCTAAGTAAGTCATTTCTTCTTCTTCCTAGCCGTAGATAAGGCAATAGCTATCGCTTGTTTCTGTGGGTAGCCTTCCTTCTTTAGCTTCTTGATGTTAGAACCTACGTTCTTCTTACCTTTCTTTAGTGGCATTACTTCTTTGTCTTTCTCATAGCTTTTCTTAAACACTTACCAGCAGCTTTACATTTAGCAGGATAAGGGCAAGTAGGACAAGTTTTAAATGCTGGCATTGATTAGCTCCTATGAATGAAATTGTATTGCTTCTGCTGGTCTTAGTTCTATTGTTGCTAAATAAGTTACAGAATAAGTAGTACCTGAGTTTTGTATTCTAATCTCGTCATTTTCTTTCATTGCAACAGCAGCCTGACCATCCAATAAAATACTGTCACCCGTACCTAAGTTTTTACCTGCAACTATTAAATACTCTTGATTTTGTGAAGAATCGTACCAATAAACTTTAGGTGTCTCATTACCATCAAGACTAATAATATATTTAACTAGCCACAAACCTGTATTCTTTGCTGGAACAGTAAACAATACTTGCTTGACATTAGCAGCAGGAGTACTACTTGGTCCTAGTGTTTTTGCTACGCTTACGGTTCGAGCCATGTATTATTCTTTCTATTGATCCAACAAACCCATTCCATATCTCTTGTGGGCTAGGAAGTAACCACCCTAATACCAACAACAATAAATACCAGATAGGTACATTTGTGTTATTCTGTATTAGGCTATCTACTTTTGATGTGTTAATGCTGGTATCAGTCTCTTTCTTTGTCTGATTGACATTAACATTTTCACCCTCAATCTTAGTGTTCTCTTGCTTACCTACGAGTTGCTGTGTATTCTCTTTACCTACCTGAGCATTAGCATTAACATTAGTACCAGACTTACCTGGCATTAACGACTTAACTGCTCCTATCGCACTACATCCTTGTATGGATATTATACCACAAAAAGCTATAAAAGTCAAGTACTTTCTATAGTCTTTTAGCAATAGCATCTACTAACCACCCCAACGATGCACCAAGTATTAACAATAAAGCACCAGCACCTTTCCACTTGGTGACAACAGCAGACATATCCTTAACATCCTGACGTAGTTCTGCCATCTGCATCTGTAACTGCTCTACGTTAGCCTCAAGCCTACCTATCTGTTTGTTTAAGTCATCCATTACTTTGCCTTCTTTTTCTTTTTAGGAAAGCCCTTCTTCATGTTGGCATAAGCCTCAGGACTAACAGTGCTTTTAGATTTAGGACGAGAAGTACCAGCCTTCTTGCGCTTATTGATGTTTGCGTATAATCCTTGTTTCATTACCATTTCACCTTGTCTGCCCAATAAGCTGCACTCATCTTGCCTTTGGCTATGTTCTTAGCATGACGAGCCTTGAATGATTTTTGTCTAGCAGTGGGTTGTCTGTCACCAGTAACTCCCTGCTGTCCAAACCGAATAGTCTTAACCTTGTCGCCTTCTTTAGCTACAACAACGTGTGACTTAGTAGGATGACTTGGTGTACGCTTAGGCTTATTAAACCCTGATACACCTGCTCTTGCTAGTCTACTGTCCTTCTTTGTGGGCATTGCTTTCCTCTATCAGTCTTAATCTAACGTGTAAATCTGCGAGTCTTTCGATGATCTCTTCTTTTAGTTCCTGTCTTGCAAAAGCATTACCAGGACTAGGAATGATCTGTCCCTGATCAACCAACATCATCATGTGAGCTTGTAGTAACTGGATGTCACCTCTTAGCTCGTTAACATTACTGATTACCCACCACATTGCAGCCAACATGACAGGTATGATTCCAGCAAGTAACGTAGCTAAGTCAAAGCTCTTCACCTAAATAACTCTTTCTTTTGGTTTCTACTCCTCTTAGCAATCTGAGCTTTCTTTTTACGCTTACTCATCTTAGATCGCTTAGGGATTGGTCTAACGTGTTCTTTCTTTAACTTAGCCATTTTCTGTTAAAACCCAATTTAATACTGATTCATCCCAATGATACAAATCGCCTGTGTTTGGATAAGGAACAGGAGCTTCCCATAAACAAGTATCTTCGTTTAAAAGCCACGAATCAAAAGGTTTCGGAGGAATAAATGCATCTCTAGTTAAATCGTAGGTATACCCTATTCCTGCATAATTTTTACGTAATGCTTTTGTTTGATCTGGTGATGGATCGTTTGTATTAGCAATATAATGAACACCACCTCTTGTGTTATAAGAAGTTTGTTTATATGTGCTTCCTGTTTGTTCTGTTAGACTAGTTTCATTATCTTCGTCCCTACCATGACAAACAAAAACTACAACATTATTTTCATCCAGTTTTGCAAAATGTGCCATAATACTTAACTAAATGTTACTGTTTCACTAGTTGTTGATGTAGCGGATACATAATAAATATTAAAACCAGACACACTTGTTATAGTGCTATAAGTAACTCCTCCAGAAAAAGAAGCAGTAACTGTATCAGCTACTCTAATAATAACTCGTCCTGAACCACCTGCACCACCATTAGCGTTGACAGTATTAGTAAGCCAACCACCACCTCCACCGCCACCTGTAGTAGCTGTACCTGGATTTCCTACTGTACCTGCTACAGCACTTCCTCCACCGTGTATTCCTGTTCCTGGTGTTCCTAAATAAGTTGGATCAGCATAAACTGCACCGCCTCCACCACCAGCAATAGTTGTTGAAGAACCTGTAATTGTAGAAGTAACTCCACTACCTCCGTTACCTCCTACTCCATTACCTCCAGTTCCACCTGCTGCTCCAGCACCACCTCCACCACCTCCAGAGGCACTACCATTACCACTTAAATAAGTAGAAGAACCACCAGCATAACCTTGATTAGCTGTTCCAGAACCGCCTGTTCCTCTATTACCACCACCTGATCCACCAGTTCCTCCTATTCCACTACCTCCACCAGTAGATGTAACAGTAGCAAAAACAGAATTAGAACCTTGAGTATTATTTGCGCCTCCAGCACCAACTGTAACAGTATAGGCTGTTCCTAAATTTAACGTTAAAGATGATTCTGCGGATGCTCCTCCACCTGAAGAATCAGAAGAGTAACTGTTTCTAAAACCACCTCCACCGCCTCCACCTCTAGCAGTGCTACCGCCACCACCACCGCCTGCAACAACTAAAAAATCTACACTTATTGAAGCAGATGTACCGTAAAAATCACTAATAGATATTTCACCTGATGCTGGAACACCACTAGCTACGCCATAATATTCTGACAAAGCAATAGGATTTGTACCTCCAAACTCAGTCTGAATATCATTAAGGCTGATTGGTCCAGATGCAGGAAGTGCCATTAGTTATCTCTTTTTAATTGTGCAACTTCATCTGATAGTTCTTTAATTGCTTCAATCATAAGAGCATGAAGTGCATCATACTGAACAACTTTATACTTCTTACCATCGTCTGATTTAAATGGGAGTTCTTTTTCTATAACAGCTTCTGGTAAAACTTTTTCAACGTCTTGAGCTATGACACCTGCTGCTTCTTTACCGTTTTCTTTATATGTAAACGTGACACCACGCAACTGTTTAACCTTGTCAAGCGCACTTTCAACAACTTCAATGTTGTCTTTTAAACGCTCATCAGATGGTACTGTTGAATAAGCAACAACGTCACCACGAACTTGAAGATCACCGTCAGCTTCAACCCTTACATTTTCTTGTGAGTTTGCCCAAATGCGTATTGAGTCATCACTATGCTCGTAATTAACTCGACCAACTGTTGCAGTAGTTGAATCACCAAAATAAACACCAGTTGTGCCTGTGGTGTTCTGAATACCTATTCGCAAAAACGCATCATCACCAGCAGTTGCGCCACCGTGAATCCTTGCAGTGACATTACCAGTTGCAGCTTCAACATCTAATGGAAAACTTGGAGATGTAGTACCAATACCAACGTTACCTCCCGTAGTAACACGCATACGTTCTGTGTTACCCGCCAAAAAAACTAACGGATGTGAAGTAAGTGTTCCAACATTACCTTGAGAAGAGCCAACAGACTGAAGAATTGTAACTATGTTGTCATTTGAAGACGCAACAGCAGGACTTCCTGTCCCAGAAAGATAAGCATCTAGTTTGTAGTTTGGCGTACGACCGATACCAACGTTGCCAGAGCTATCGATACGGACTGCTTCTGAGCCTCCAGAATGAAGCCTTAAAGTACCTGTTCCAGAAGTTACTCCAACAACATGAGAAGTGCCGTTACTTGAGTGATAAACTTCTCCAGTTCCATACACAATTTGTTGAGCTACATAACTACTAGCTTGTGACTCTATTCTCCCAATATCAGTGCCTGTTGATCCAGCAGATTGGGTTCTAATTTGACTTGTACCAGATGCTTTGTAAACGTGTAAATCGTAGGACGGACTAGCAATACCTATACCAACTCTATTGTTTGTAGAGTCAACAGCAAGTGTACTTGTGTCTACTGTTAAGCCTGCAAATGAAGGACTATCTGTAGTTGCTACACCTTGATTAAGTGCTTTAACAGATGCTTCGCTAGTTAGCTCTGAATCCATCAATGCACCAGCAGCAGTTACGTTAGTTGCGTCTGTTACATCAGCACCTGTTTCAATACCAGCTAACTTAGTTTCTTCAGCAGTTGTGTATGACGCTGTAGTATTTGCAAGAACAGAAGAGTATGCTTGTACTGTAGTTCCAATGTCAGAATCAAGTACAGCATCAGAACCTAGTGCTGTATTAACGTCTGTAGAATTTAGTGTAACAGCACCTGTTCGTGTATTAAATGATGTAACAGAACCTGAAGTTGAAAAAGCTGCAGGGTCCCACGCTGAACCATCCCATACAAACAACTGGTTACTAGTTGTATTCCAATATAAAGCACCAGTTAATAAAGCATCACCGTCATTGTCTAATGTAGGAGCAGAAGATTTAGCACCTAAGTACCTGTCATCAAATGAATCGTAAGAAGCAGCAGCATTAGTCTCTGCTGTTTCAGCAGCAGTCTGTGCTGTTTCTGCTGCAGTTTGTGCAGTTGATGCAGCAGTAGCTGAATTAGATGCGTTAGTTGCAGATGTGGAAGCAGAACTAGCAGATGAAGCTGCATTAGTTTCTGAAGTAGCTGCAGCAGTAGCTGAATCGTCTGCACTAGTAGCTGACGTTGCAGCAGAGCTAGCTGAAGCAAGAGCGTTAGATGCTGAAGTAGAAGCAGAACTAGCTGATGAAGCAGCACTAGTTGCTGATGAAGATGCTTCAGATGCTTTTGTGGTTGCTGTAGTAGCTGACGTTGCAGCAGAACTAGCTGAAGAGGCAGCAGCAGCAGCAGATGCTTCAGCTTCCGAAGCCTTAGTTGAAGCTACACTAGCCTCATTAGCTGCGTCTGTTGTAGCATCTCCTGAACCACCTGCGCCTCTATAAATAGCCATGTTACTTCCTTACTTATTAGCGATGTACATTGTTACTTCAAAACCAAAACGTACTTCTGTGTATTCAGGTTTAGACCACATAGTATTTCCTTATGAAAAGCTCCCCAAGCCTTGTGAGCCTGGGGAGTTATTAACCAACTTAGAATTAAGCTGGAACAGCTAGAGCAACAGCACTGCTGTCACGAAGTTCAGCTACACCGTAAAGCATATCTGACGTGAACAACGTACCGAGGTACTCTTGCTTGTACTGGGTCTGTGAACGTACACCCATTTGCTCTGCAAGAACGAAAGCATCCTTGTGAGCAAGTAGACAGATACGGTCAGTTGCAGAGTTACCTGCAGCAGTATCAGCATTAGTTGTAACATAGACCTTAACGCCATAAACGTCACCGATCTGGCCGTTACGGATTGTATTTCCATTAGCAACTTCACCAGTGAAGGCTTGCTCAGTAAATCGTGCAAGACCCATCAATGTGTTACGAGTTGTAGGAGGAACAATCAAGAAACGATCTGACATAGGAACGTCATTGTCATCAAGTCTCTGGATTGATCTACGGATACCAGCATCACCAAGTGCAGCAGCATTTGAAGATGAAGAGTTGTAAACCGTAGCACCAGTAGAACCGATGAAAGCGTTTGTTGATGCAGCAGCAGTAGCGTAGTCATTAGTACCAATAGTAGCACCGTTAACTCCACGACCAAGCTGGATAAGGTCTGTATCAACCTGAGTAGCCAAAGCATAACCAGCATCGTCTGTGTAGAACTTACGCAGAGAAGCTAGTGCTTGTGTTTCTACGATATCCTCGATCAAACGTGAATACTCGTAGTGCTTGTTAATAAGAACCTGCTGCTCTGACTCAGTTGCAGCAATAAGCGTTACCTGAGTAGAAGCTGCCTTCGCAGATGCAGAACCACGAGTAGGCTTCGGAATATGAAGCGTATCGCCTTTCTTACCTTTGAAAGACATTTTAGAAAACAAGTTTGCAGCAACAAGATTAGCCTTATATGCTGCAATAATTTCGTCGGACCAAATCTCTGGGATAAATTTATCCGCAGTAGTCTTGGTCACATGGTTAGTACCTAGTGCCATTTTTTATTTCCTTTCTATTTGACACGTCCCTCTGCATAAGCAGCCATAATTTCATCTGCCATAGCATCGTAACGTGCTGGATCACGTAAACGTAAATTAATAAGATCAGCCCGTCGATAAGTTTTTCTTGAAGTCGGAGCAGGTGAACCAGTATCTACTGCTGCAGTTTTTAAAGTCCTAGCTGTTTCTTTCTTTGCTTCTGTAACAACATCTGGAGTTTGAGTAGATTGTTGACGTTGCTCTACAGGATTCATTGCATTCCATGTTGAAATTAATTCAACAGCAGAATTATAATCATACTGTGAGTGAGCTTCTGTAAACAGTCTAGTTCTTATCGGAGATGCTTTGACCCATTCAAAAAATCTTGAGTCTTGTATTACATCATCAAAGTTTGGAAACTGATTCCTAAGTCTTTGAGTTACCTGCTGTTGCTTATATTCAAAAGCCTGTTGCTTTGCTTGTTGAATTGCAGGATGATTATCTACAGCTTTATTTACTGCACCTACAGGATCTTCTAAATAACTTTCTGCAGGGTCTTTCTCTTCTTCTTGAGGGGTTTGTACAGCTTGTTTTTGAGAGAGTTCTCGTTGAAGAAGTTCGTCTGCTAGTCTCCTAGCTTTACCTACTTCTTGAGCTTGTCTGCCGATTAGCTTTTCTGATTCTTGATGCATCTTGATAATCTCTGCCATAGATTTACCACGATACTTATCTGGAATCTCAGGTTCTGGGTTGGTCTCTACTTCAGGTTCTTCTACCTGCTCTTGAGCTTCCGTTTCCTGTGCTAGTTCATCAACACTATCAAACTCAATATCTTCTTCAATCGGTTCTTCAAATGTAGCCATATATTCTCCTGTCACGTTTGTGATTGTAGGAATTAAAAAATATCACCAGACGCTAACCCTCTCTGCGCTTATTGGCGATTCTTGTTGCCTCTTCGTGTTTTCTAGCCCATGCATCTGCAGCAGTTGGAAAGTCTCCCGACACTCCTTCTAATGCTATACGTGGTTTAGATATAATACGTAGAGACATACACTGACAAGCAGGACACTCAATAGCGTTTACCTCCTCGTCAATATACTTTTCAGTAGTGTGATTTTCTTCACACCTAAATTCAAATATTCTTTTGGTCATTGTTTAGTTGCTCCCATGCTTCCTCAGAAAGTTGTTTGAGAGTTCTAATCCAATGCAGGACATCTAACTGTCCCTTACGAAAGTTTAGTTCGTCAAAGCTCTTAGTAGCCATCAAACTATTTCTTTCGTCCATCATTAATTCAATGTCAGCTACTAAGTCTTTCCAGCCCTTAGTAGCCATCATGTCAAATCTTGCTTCGTAATACTCTTGAAGGTCTTTGTCCAATATGGAGTCCTTTATTAAGTTACTGTAATGCATAAATGAGAATGATTATCATTTACATTAAGAGGCATTATACCACAAAATAACTTATTTGTCAAGCATTATTTTGTTGCATCTGTACTATTTTTTCATTTGATTCTATGTCTCTTTCTTTAAGAAGTACTTCAGCAGTCTTAACTCGTTTATCAAACTCATTCTTATCACGAGTATTAATATTAGCAGACAAGGTTCTAATCAAATCAATCTTAGCTTTCTCATCAAGCAACGATGTTTCAGCTAGTATTTTCTGTGCTCTAGCTTGTGCTTCCTGTGCATCAGCAGCAGACTCTTGCGCTCTAGCATTAAGCTCATTAGCTTGAGCTTGTACAAGAGCCATCTGTAGTTGTTGTGCTTGTTGCTGTGCTTGTACAGTTGCTGGATCAGGTTGTGACATCTGATCTAACTGTGCCATTAGCTGTTCTTTGTTTAACAACCCTGATGTACTAATAATACTTCTTAGTAGTATAGGTACAATTGGTGAGTTAGGTCCAAGCGTTTGCATTAAACCAATTAACTGTTGTTGCTCGTACTCTCTTGCAATAGCACCAATGCTTGACATTGTAGTAAACTTAAAGTCACGCATTGGATAACGATCAGGATCAAACTGCATATATCTGTACGCAACCTTCTTAACCATTGGGATAATGAAGTCGTCCTGAAACGAAGCCATCGCCACTTTGTTTTTCTTGACGATAGCAGACATGGCTAGTGACATACCCATACCATTGTTTTGTCCTGCTGTAGATGCTGCACTCTTGACCAACTCAGACGAGTCTAGTGTGCCAGTAGCTTGTAGCAGCATTGCTTCAAAACCTTTAGCTGTTTCATAGTTAGAAGCATCAGTAGAACCAAATTTAAATGGTTGGAGGATTTCGGCAGGGTTGCCGTTAGTCAGTATGTTTTTACCAGGTCTGACTTCAAACTTCATGCCTCTTGGCAATCTTGTAGCATCAATGCCCATCATAGGTGCAGTAGTCAACGCCAGAGAGTCCATGTGAGACCGTAGCTGGGCATCAATAGCTTTCTGCATATTGTACCCCTTCTCGACCGTTCCAACGCCGTAGAAGCGTCCAGGACGAACCTCAGGTCTATATGCAATGATAGGTCTATCTTTCATCATGTATGGTGATGCTTCTGCTTTTAGTAGATGATAATCATTAGCAATAACAATAATAGCTTCTACTAAATCAGTTACATTATCAGCAGCAGAATCTTCAGGGAACAAGTCTACAACTTCATCACCATCATTTTCTAATTGCTCTAAGTATTCTCTAGGTACAAGACCATAGTACCGCATGATCTTAACTTTATCATCTTGATAAGAAGTAGACTCTACTCCACTAGGTTCTAAGTCATCGCCTTCGTAATGAGGTTCAATAGCACATTTACGATATACACCAGTTTCTATACCACGTACTACTTGATACAAACTAACGTACTCTTCTACTGCTACACCTAATGAATTATCAATAGAATCAGCATTAGGATCAATAAGAAGATTACGTGGATGTACAGGTTTAACTTTAACTGTAACTTTTTCTTTTTCAGTTATACCAACAGCAGCTACCTGTTGTCCAGGCATTTGTTGTGTTGTTGGTATCTTTTCTAGTTCAGTCTTAACAAGTACCTCACCTATACCAGTACCATATATTTCTGCTAACTTAACAATAGAACTAACATTATTAATGTATGCATTATTATGAGTATCTTCAATTAGAAGAGCTTGCATAATTTCTATATCAGTTCGATTACCATCAGCTAAGTCATCTCTTATTTCAAAGAGTTTACCAGATCCTGCAAAGCCTTCCATAGTTTCTGCAACCCTGTTATCAACAGCTTGACGAGTTGCAGGACTAATAATTTTGCTACGTTCACTGTCCCTTGTACGATCTTCAGCGGCCCAGATACCATAATAAATCCTTTCGTATTCATCCCATTTCTGTTCGTAATTAGTATCACGCCAGTCTCTCCACTTATCACAGTGTTCAACTACAAATGATACTAGCTCTTTATCACTTTCAGTAACTTCGTAATCTTCTACTGATTGTAATTCTTCATTGTATTGTTCAGCCATATTATTTCCTAGAGTTAGTTAAAGCTGTTTGCCACATAGCACCTAAGGGATCAACTCGTATATCATTTTCTAATGGAGTTCCTACTTTATATCCACCTTCTGCATACTTAATTGCTTCTTCTTTACTTTTCATTGGTAAAAAGTTTCCTGTTCTACGGTTGTAATCCATAGCACTCATGTTGTCTTTAAACTCGTATAACTCACCAGTAGGTAACTGAACAATAGTAGGAAATACAAACCAATTTCCATTTTCATCTTTTTCAGCAGCCATCCTATGAGTAGAGACAGAACCATCCTCATTCTCAATATAAGGATAATTTTGAGGATTCATAATCCTATCAAGAAACTCTGGTACGTTATCCATATCAATATCCACTTATAACATCTAAAGGTTCGTAATCATCTTCGTAGTCATCAAAGTACACTGCTGCATTAGCTATGTGTGCTATCAAACTAAGTGAATCAATCATATCATCATGGACACCAGTGGTAGGAAAGTTTAACAACTCGTCCTTAAACATTGGAACCCAATCACCATCACACAACTCTATCTGCTTGTGTTCAAACCTACCTTGTAAAGCACCAACTACTCTATCTACTTTACTCTTGTTGCCTATGCGTATCTCTTCTATCCTGGGATACACGTTTTGTTTTAGCATCATCTCTGTAAGATACGGCATCAATGCTCGCATCAAAGAACCTTTTTCTATTCCAATTACTTGTATGTCGTATAATTGGACATGCCTTAGGATTCTCTCGCATACCTCTTTAATATCCCACCTTCCTGCATCAACCTTATCAACCCACCATTTATTGTCATCGCCTACTTTGACAATGGCTATTGATGTCTGGTCTAGATACTTCTTTTTATTACTTGCTTGAGCAGATACGTTTTCAAAACCTGCAAGGTCAACCCCCATATAGTAAGTTCCATGCTCAGGTTCTTCGTCCTTATCTTTTATTAACACCCAGTCATCTTTAAATATATCTGACTGTGGTGCTTCAAAACTAGCCATGAACTCCTGCCTAAATGCAAACGTAGACATTGTGTTCTTAGCTACTTCAATTTCTTCCTTGTCTAACAATGGATTATCAAAAGAAGTAAAGTGCCAACTCTTCCAATCCTTTGCTTCTGGTCTTTCACTTTGTCCTAACTTATAGATATCATAGAAGTGGTTACGTCCCTTCGGTGTTCCTATAAAAACAGCGTGACCTTTCAAGTCAGCTAGTGCTGGTCTAAGAATCTGCTCAAACACAGTGGGCTTAATATCTGCGTACTCATCTAGTACAACAAACTTTAAAGCCACACCACGCATCGTCTCTGGTCTGTCAGCACCCTTAAGTGATATGACAGAACCATTAACCAGTGTGATCTGCATGTTGTTTACATGGCTATTAGTAACTACTGGGTGTGCTAACTCCAATAGTTGTTGCCACATAATGTCCCTAGCCTGTTGCTGCGTAGGGGCTACATACCACACATGACCCTTCTTAGCTTCGAGTGCAGAAACTATTAGTCTCCACGCTGCTAGCCTACTCTTACCTGTCCTTCGTCCTGCTGCTATGACCTTGAACCTAGCCTCGTCAGTCCAAACCTCCTGTTGCCAGGGTAGAAGTTTAATCTTCAGATCGGACATCTATGGTCTCGTATTCAACATCTTGATAATCTTGTTCCTCTTCCTCTGTTTGATCAACGATTGCCTTCGCATCCCCAACCATTGAAATCTGAATAGATACATTACCTCTTCTAGCATCCTTGTCCTTTTCAAAATACGAGACTGGTAACATTCTGTCCATACACATCTTAAGACAAGCTATCTGATCCTTATCATCATCGTCCAGTGCTTTCTTTAAAACAGTATTTATCACTGTTTCACCACTGGTTGTTAGCAAACGAGCATAGAATTCTTTTATTCTAGCTGCTTCGCCTGGTGGTCTACCAACAACACCTCGGTTTTTCTTAGCCTCGATGTCTGTTTTACGTGGACGACCCCTCTTTCTTTTTACAGGTGTTTCTTTTTCTTTAAGGGACAATCGTTTATCCTTAGTTATTTAAATATACTATGTAGTTTAAGACGAAGGATAATAATTATAATTATAGTTTGGCTCTTAGTCTACATAGTAGAGACGTATTATAGCATACTTTTAGACATTTGTCAAGTATTATTTGCATTATAGGTACTACCCAGAGACTTTTTCGTATAATATGGGTATTACCCGGAGACTTTTTTTGTAGGGAACACCTACTATTTAGTTCTAAATGTACACTATCCAGATCAATACATAACTAATTGATTCTAAATGTACATTTCTTCTATTATTTTTTATTAATTTACCTGATATATTAGTTATATTTACCTCTTTTTTGTATCTGTTATGGCAC